CTCTTCAAGCTCAAACAATTCAACATATGGTTCTACTACACCAATGAATATCCTATTGATAAATAGCATACCCTCCTCTAATTCAAGAGGAAGATAGCTTTTTAATACAATTTCTGCTGGATACCACATTAGAACTCTCTCTTAGGTGATGGTTCAGAAATTTTATACACTGACTGTCCACTAGATAGTCTCAATAGAATGTGAAGCTGTTCAGCTTCTAAATAGTTTATTGATTTCTTTGAGTTAACACCAATAAGCTCTATACCATCACCAGTATCAACTAGTTGCATAGCTACTGTTTTTCTAATGTCTTCATTCCATTCAAAATCCTCACTAAAATATAGTGTATGAACTGTAGCTTCTTTTGTAGCTTCTAGTTTATGATAATCATATTCATGTTTACCATTGATATAGATTTCTTCTCTATATAACAGATCACTAGTGTTATCTAATACATCTTGTATTGCTTTTGTTAATGTTGCCATGTTTGTTTTATTTATTGGTTAATATCCTGCTAGTTTAGCTATTGCACCTTCTTGACTCAATACATAAGCAAGATCTGATTCTTGTTTAGGTGTAAGAGTTTTGATTGTAGAAATCAAATTGATTCTACTATATGTAATATCTTCACCATATAGGTTTGTAACATTACTTCCAATCTCTTTTATCTTATTGTAATTAAATACTGTTACAGGTTCACCTAAGTCATCCTGCCATTTTCCATCAATAATTCTCATAATTTCTAGTTTTGTTGATTTTCTATAACTTTATCTATAATTTCATCATATATGGCATCACTAATTAAATCAATGATCTCTATACCTTCTACCTTTACTGATTCTAATTCAAACTCAGCTGGATATCCTGGATAACCTTCCATGTTACCATCGTACATTTCTCTTGGTTCTTCTGGATGATATGTTCCACTAACCTCTAGATATATATTTTGGATTCTAATTCCTAATTCTATTTCTTTACTCATGATATTCTATAAAATCAGATCCTGTAAATATTCTTGTACAATGTAAGAACAATTGTAGATATACATCTTTACCATCTTTAGCATTTACACAATATACGCCTTGATAAGCTTGTCCACCAGAAGTGGTAGCTTCTTCAATTTTACCTTTTCTATATAATATAATACCATCATTTGAACAATATATAACAATGTTAGTTGTATCACCTTCATTGAATACAATTGTTGCTATACCATCTTTAAACTCACTAATTACACCATTCTTTTTTGTTACATAAGAAGTGTATCTTTTAACAAATGTATCTTGACAGAACATTGCTGTGCTCAATAGTAGTAGAGCTCCTAATAGTAGTGTTTTCATAATTATGATTTTCTAATTATCATTTTGTTAATAGATTCAAATGTTCTTGTTGGGAATTTCTTTTTAGCTGTACAGAATGCTACATCAAATGAACGTTCTATAAAGAAATCACAATTTCCCCAATGTAATGTAACAAACTTAACTTTATCAAGTTTATCTCCTATTTCTAATACATCTAATGCATTAGCAATATGTTGTACTCTTGTTGTTTTCATTTTATTTCTTTTTAAATTGTTTAAACCACGTATCAACATCAAATTCAAAATCATTAATAGCTACATTCGCCATTCCATTTATAAATGCTTTTTTCATATCTTCCTCACTATAACTTATTTCTTGTTCCCAACTAAATTTAGTTGTTGTTATTATTTCAGCAGCTTCTTCAAGAGTTGTTTCTTGTTTAGGTTTACATTTCTCACAATATAAATCTTCTGTTAGTCCTGTAGTTATTATCACACTACATGTATGACACAATGTAGCTCCTCTACCATTATTTAGTTTATGTATTGGTTTCATATTATCTATTTATTAGTTTAAAGAATAAGGGCTCCACTACAGAGCCCTTGAATTCCCCTCCTTAATAACCCAACTCTTGGAGTTGGTTTATACTGGCTTCTACAATATACACACCCTGTGATATTGAACATGCAAACGCTATACTCATTGCGAATGCTAATTGTCTGAACTGATAAAACTCAGTTGGTTTCATTGTGATTGTTTTCATGTTATTTATTATTAAGGATTAATACAAAATAAAAAAGGCTACCATTTCTGATAGCCTTATTGTTGAGGTTGGCACTAGTAAAACTCAAACCATAAAGTACTCAACACCTATCTCTGCGTGGATAGGACTTAACATTCGTGGTTTGCAAACTACCCAATGTCTGTTACTGTGCTATTTGCGTCAAGTAACTGCTGTGGAGGTGGTGGGTTTCGCATTTTGTTAATAACTTGTTGTCACTTTACTTGCATATGTCTAGGACATGTTGTAGATTTACACCATATCTAAAACATATCTATTATGACACTACAATACATTTCTGGTTTCTTTGATGCTGATGGTTCAATATCAATGAGTAAAAGTTCTAAACATGATACTTATAAAGTTATCAAAATAGATTTTACTAATACATATATAAATATTCTTGAAGAAATTCAAAAGTATTTATTGAATGAACATGATGTTAAAACACATATATCAAAAAAACCTTCTAGAAAAGAAAACCATAACATTGGTTATTCTTTATCCTGTAATAGTAATCAGACTTGTTTGAAACTTTGTAAACTTCTAGATTCTCATCATCCTAAAAAGTTACATCGTATAAACACAGTCTTGAAGTACCATGATGCAGTTACCATGCGAAATGGTAAATACACAGATAAACAAGCTACAAGAAAGTTAGCCTATGAAAGACTATTCTTTCTTCCTACATTTCTGTAGGGATTGGACTATATCATCATCTGTTCTAGATGTTGCTTACTGTGGGCTCACCTTAGTGTCCCTAGTCTCTGAACCTTCTCACTTCTTCCAGTGAGCTTGGCTGCTGATTGGCATATTACCCTCGTAGGTGTAACTTAGCGTTCCAGCAATTCAAGCAATTTTTAATTACATATTCCTATGTAATGGGTCCAATTTCCAAACCCACGTCCAAATCACTTTCATTAATACAATTTATACAGCTTATAGGGTCAAGCTTAGCTTAACGTTTCCACCACTCTATTTAATCTAATAGAGAAATCTTGAGGTAATTTAGGCTGCTAAACCAACGATTACATCCTCATTCAATAATGAGAATACTTTGTTCATGTTAGCTTCGATTTGTGCGTTTGCTCCTAGAGCCACTACACGACTTGTGTTTTTGCCATTTAAAATAATTCACCTTAGTTTACAGTTATCTCTCTGGCTGATTGTACTAACTATTGGTAACCTGTCAAATCCAGTCACCCCCCATTACACTTTTTACAGAAGTGCGAAACTGTTTAGCTTCTATTAACTTTATCAGTGTCAACGCTTTACACAGCTTAGCTAGTTAAAAGAAGGTGTGGAATCGAACCACTTCCCATCATT